GATGCTCCAGATCCAGCACTATATCCAAAAGGTATGTTGCTATGGAATCTACGTCGTTCAGGATTCAACGTTAAGAAATTTGTAAAGAACTATGTTGACACGGCCGGTGATAATATTCGATACAATGCCGGCGAGTCAATGGCCAACTACTATCCACATCGTTGGGTAACTGAAAGTGCTAACCAAGCCGACGGTTCTGGTACATTTGGTCGTAAGGCACAACGTGCAGTGGTTGTACAAGCTCTACAGGCAACTGTAAATGCTAACCAAGACATCCGTGATGAAGAAAGCCGTGTGTTTAACTTAATTGCTTGCCCAGGTTATCCTGAGCTAATTGGTGAGTTAATCAGCTTAAACTACGATCGTGGTTTAACTGCATTCGTAGTTGGTGATACACCTGCTCGTTTAACAGCCGATGCAACTAGTTTGTTAGCATGGGGCAATAACCTAAATGGCGCATTAGAAGACAACGATATTGGTGCAACTAGCTTTGACGAATACATGGGTATGTTCTATCCATGGGGTTATACAAGCGACAACTTTGGTAACAATGTTGCTGTTCCTCCAAGCCACATGATCTTAAGAACTATTGCTCTAAACGACCAAGTTGCTTATCCATGGTTTGCACCAGCAGGTGTACGTCGTGGTGGTATTACTAACGCAACAGCAGTTGGTTATATCAGCGGCGAAGGCGAGTTTAAATCAGTTGCACTAAACACTGGACAACGTGATACATTATATGAAGCAAAGATTAATCCTATTACATTCTTAACAGGTACAGGCCTAGTTAATTATGGTCAAAAGACACGTGCTCGCGCAGCAAGTAGCTTAGATCGTATTAACGTAGCACGTCTAGTTTGCTACTTACGTAGACAACTAAGCGCACTAGCTAAGCCATACATCTTTGAGCCAAACGACAAAGTAACTAGAGACCAGATCAAGAACGCAGTTGATGGATTAATGCTTGAACTAGTTGGTCAACGTGCATTATATGATTACGTAGTAGTTTGCGACGAATCTAATAATACACCATCAAGAGTTGATCGTAACGAACTATGGATTGATATTGCGATTGAGCCAGTTAAGGCAATTGAATTTATCTACATTCCATTACGCTTGAAGAATACTGGCGAAATCGCCGCATTAGGTTAATCCTATAAATACTATACAGGAGCTATAATATGGCAATCGCAACACTAAACAAATTTTCAGTACCACTAGCTGGTTCTCCACAGAACCAGGGTATGTTGATGCCAAAGTTAAAGTATCGTTTCCGCGTTACTTTACAAAACTTTGGTGTTGGCGGAAATACTACTGAAATCACTAAAATGGTAGTGGACTTCACTCGTCCTACTATCACTTTTGATGATATCACACTAGATACATACAACAGCAAGATCTTCATGGCTGGTAAGCATACATGGAGTGACGCTACTCTAAACGTTCGCGATGACGCTAACGGTAACGTAACAAAACTAGTAGGTGAACAACTACAGAAACAATTCGACTTCTTCGAAATGTCATCTGCAGCATCTGCAGTTGATTATAAGTTCGTTACAGTTTGTGAAATCTTAGACGGCGGTAACGGTGCATTTACTCCTAATGTTCTAGAAACATGGGAACTATATGGCTGCTACTTAAAGGCTGCAAACTATAACAACGTAGCATACAATGCTAACGAAGCTGCTACTATTGCATTAACAATCAAGTTTGATAATGCACAACAAACAGCCCAAGGTACAGGCGTTGGTACTAATGTTGGTTGGTCTGGTGCAAGTACACTAGCTACTGGCGTTAAGTAATCTACTTAATAAGTACAAAAAAGCAACTTCGGTTGCTTTTTTTGTGAATCGATTATATACCCAGTTAATTTAATTGGCTAAATATTGTTATGGCAAGTAAATCAATTGGTCAGTTTATAACTGATGTATCAAATCCTAAAGGCAATGTTGCCGACTTCCGTCATGCGGCAAGGATGTTTTCTGATGACAGTTTTAGACTAGCCCCTAAAAGCAAGTTTAATTATCACGTGTCTTTTAGCATTGATACTAGAGCATTAAAAAGTTTAAATTTTGACTATCGACATAGAAATGAAATTAATATGTTGGTTAAGAAATGTGAATTACCTAAATTTACAATTGCTACAGAAGTATTGAATCAGTACAACAGAAAAAAAATTGTACAAAACAAAGTTGACTATTCTCCAATTAACATATCATTTCACGATGATCGATTAGGGGTTACTCGTCAACTATGGGAAAACTATTTTGCATATTATTATGCAGATTCTACAGTGGCTAAACGTGCAGGATCATATAATAGAACAGCAATGGCCGGATCGTCTTTTATTAAAACTCCGTATGGGTTTGACAATAACAGCAGTGTGCCTTTCTTTCAAAAGATTACCATTTATCAAATGGCCAATAAACAGTATGCCAGCTATACTCTAGTAAATCCGGTCATTACTGCATGGAATCATGATTCATTAGATTACGGATCGAGTGTTCCTGCAGAGCAATCAATGACTGTAGCGTATGAAGCGGTATCATACGATACTGGATATGTTAGTCAAGGCAATCCTCCGGGATTTGGTCAAGATCACTATGATACATTGCCTAGCCCGTTAAAATTAGCAGGCGGATCTAGTAATAATCTTTTTGGTCCAGCAGGTGTATTAGCAGGCGCTGAATCAGTATTTGGAGCAGTTTCTAGTATGCTGTCTGATCCAAGTAGCGTAACTATTAATGATATATTGCGAACTGGTACGCAGGCAATTAACACTTATAACAGTGCTAAAAATCTTAATATGGCTGCTGTAAGAAATGAACTAAGTACTGCTGGATATAATGCAGCAGTGACTGGTGCTAGATCAATAGCTAATCAACCTATTAGTGGATTAACTAATTTTTCATTCCCATTAGGTGACGGTGGCGCACCTAATACTATAGCATCTCCACGTAATTTAGGACCGTAATGAGTACTACAATGAATTTACCTAGGGTAACTACCAGTAATGATAGTGCCGATCAAGTTAAAAGTTTTTTTGATCGATATTTTCAACATCAAGTTACATTTCCCAGTAATCAAATTGATGCTGTTTTAGGATATTTTTTAAAACGCGGATTTCAAGAAGAAGCTGCAAAAAGTACAAGCATTGTACTGTTAAATCAAGCCCGCATAGATAATATTCCAGTATTTCAATTATTAGACACACTAAAAGGTCTTACTGATATACAGCTAAGTCAGGTTGTTACTGAAGTACTAAACATATACCGCGAGAAATCTTCGGCGTTAGGTTTCAAAATTTTGCAAACAGAAGAAACCATAGAAAGTCGAAATATTAAACCATAATGAGTCGATTTGCTCAAGGTAAATTCACAATAACTAACCCAGACAAATATGTAGGAAATAAACTTCCAACATATCGCAGCTCTTGGGAATGGCACTTTATGCGATTCTGTGACCAAGATCCTCGCATAATGAAATGGGCCAGTGAAGCTATTAAAATCCCCTACAAAGATCCATTTACCGGCAAGGGCACAGTATATGTACCTGATTTTTTCATACAATATGCAGATGCTAAGGGTAAGATGCAAGTTGAACTTATTGAAGTAAAACCACAGAATCAAACAGTATTTGAAAAAGTGGGCAAGAATAAACATAATCAATTACAGTTTGCAAAAAATCAAGTGAAGTGGCGAGCAGCATACGAATGGTGTGCTAAACAGGGTATAAAATTTAGAGTTTTAAATGAACAAGACTTATTCCACAATGGCAAAGTGAGATAAGTATTATTATGAAAAAACTTGAAGAAATCCTAAACTTGCCCGAAAGCAAAAAAACTATTAAAAAAGCTGAGAAAGAAAAAGCTGACGAAGTAGCACAACCGTTTCTTCGTGACATGTCAGAATTTGACAAAATTGCTGCTAGTTTGCCTGCTGTTAAAGGGTTAGGAGATGCGGCAGATGCTGAGTTTGATGCACTAGCACAGCGAGCCACGGACGCCTACGATGACCTTATGGATCTAGGTATGAATGTAGAAGCACGTTATAGCGGACGTATATTTGAAGTTGCAGGAGGCATGTTAAAAAATGCTATCGATGCTAAAGCAGCCAAAATTGATAAAAAACTTAAAATGATTGAATTGCAACTTAAGAAACAAAAACTTGATCAAGACGCAGG